TAGCAAGTGTTTATCCAGACTTTTTTCCACAAGGTGTTGATGCTAACGTAGTAGCAAACTTTATTGACATTGTAGCCCGTGACCTTTCTGAGGTCATGGCTCCACTACCATCTGTTAACTGTTCTGCCGCTAACCAAGCAAATGACCGTGCTCGTAAGTTTGCGGATACACGTACTCGTATTGCTAACAATTATTTTTCTAACTCAGATTTACAAGTACAGATGTACACAGGCGCAGACATGTACATCACATTTGGTTTCGTCCCTTTCATTATTGAATTAGACGAAGAAGCAGGGCTACCGCGTATTCGCGTAGAAAATCCAGTGGGGGCTTACCCAGAATTTGACCGCTACGGACGCTGTATCGCCTTTGCAAAGCGTTATTACTTGAGCATTGGAGAACTCGCTGCAGAGTTCCCTGAGTATGCAAGAGAAATCCTTGGTCCAGAAATGTACAAGGGAGACCTTAACGCTCAACTAGAGATAATTCGTTATTACGATGCACAGCAATCTCTGTTGTTTGTTCCAGATAGAAACAATTTGATTTTATCTAAGGCAAAAAATCCCCTTGGTAAAATGATGGTTGTTGTTGCTAAGCGTCCATCAGTTGATGGTGAGATGCGTGGACAGTTTGATGATGTACTTGGTATTCAGTTGCTTCGCAATCGATTCGCATTACTTGCGATGGAAGCAGCAGAAAAGTCAGTACAGGCTCCAATTGTTCTACCAACAGATGTAACAGAACTTGAACTGGGTGGCGATGCAATCATTCGTACTGCTAACCCAGCAGGTGTAAGACGCGTAGACCTTAACATTCCACCTGGCGCATTTACTGAGCAGGCTTTGTTGCAGCAAGAACTACGAACAGGAACACGTTACCCAGAGGGACGTACTGGAAACATTGATGCTTCCATTATCACTGGTCAAGGTGTTCAAGCACTTATGGGTGGCTTTGATACACAGGTTAAATCTGCTCAGGCTATCTTTGCTTCTGCATTACGAGATGTTATCTCTGTATGTTTTGAAGTAGATGAAAAGTTTTTTGATTTTGAAAAGACAATCCGTGGCGTAGATGCAGGCTCTCCTTACAGCCTTACCTACAAGCCAGGCAAAGATATTAAGAGTGACTTTACTGCCGATGTTAGATACGGCATGCTTGCTGGGCTTAATCCAGCACAGGGACTTATCTTTATGCTACAAGCACTAGGTGGTGGATTAATTTCTACAGACCTAGCAATGCGTGAACTACCATTTGGTATTAACGTAACACAAGAACAAGAAAAGATTGAAATTGAGAATATGCGTAAAGCACTTGTTAGTTCTTTACAAGCATACACACAAGCCATTCCACAAATGGCTGTGCAAGGTGGGGACCCATCAGCCGTGGTAAATAAAATCGCTGGAGTTATTAAGGCTCGTCAACGTGGCGTACCAATAGAGGATGCCGTTGAAGAAGTCTTTGCGCCAGAATTACCTCCTGCTGGTGCACAGGTTGAGCAACCGTCCCCTGTTCCCGCCGCGCCAGCAGGAGGCGCTCCTTTAGAACCACAGCAACCACCGCAACTACAAAGTCTTTTAGCAAGTTTAACATCAGGCGGCGAAGCCTCAGCATCGGCAAGAACAGTAACTAGACGCTAACTAATAAAGGTAGGGGACAATGACAACACTCGCTGCTTATCAGGGAGATGGCTGGTCTGTAATTGGTTGCGACTCTAGAGCATCTGATGAAAGCGGTCGTCCTATGACGATTGCTACTCACAAGATTACTGAGAACAATGGATACTTAATTGCAGGAGCAGGCGCTAGTCGCGGCTCTAACTTATTGCAGTTTGGATGGAAACCGCCTAAGCCAACTAAGTTAGAAAACTTAGATTTGTTTATGACGCAAAAGTTTATACCAGCAATGCGTAAAACATTTATTGACGCAGGCTATGACATGAAAGAAGATGGGGATGCTGCTGCACAGGATTCGAGTTTTATTATCAGCGTTCATGGAGTCTTGTATCCTATATTTGAGGATTACTCTTGGGACCGTGATAGTCGTGGCATTTATTTTAATGGTAGCGGTGGCGATGTTGCCCTTGGTGCTATGGCAGCAATGGGTATTAGTAAAACAAAAACTCCAGAACAAGCAGAAGTTATCATCCGCAAAGCAATAGAAATTTCTTGCAACTGGGATATTCACACTAGTGAACCTATTATTACAAAGATTCAGTACGCAAAATGAGTAAAGAGTTTAGAGACAAAATAGAAGAAGCCTTAAAGATTCTTCTCGAAGAAGATACGAAGGGGACAGAGTTTATCTGCACTAACTGGTTATTAATAACCGAGTGGGCAGACTACGAAGGGTCCCGATATTTACACACAGAAGTTAGCGAAGCCATGACACCATGGAACGCATATGGCATGATGAAGATGGCACAAGAGTATAACAGCGAAGTACTTGGTACTAAGCACGAACCCGTTGAGGAAGAGGAGGATGAAGAATGACAACTGCACCAGAAAATCGTGGTGGGATGCGTCCTACAGCCCCTCAGAATAATCCAGCAAATGTTTCAGCAACTGGTGGCGCAGGACAATCAGGCCGTGCTACACAACCTGCACGATATATTGCTGGCTTGCCATATGGACAAGGCCAAGCAACTATGGCGCAACAAACAAGTGCGCCTATGCAAGGTGCTTCAATGCCACAAATGCCTCAGATAGAAATGCCAACACCACTAGGTGCGCCATCTATGCGCCCTGATGAGCCAATTACATCTGGTATTGACATGGGTGATGGAGTAGGTTCAGAAGCAATGCGTGGTTTGCCTAATCAAACACCAACACTTCTTGACACATTAAAGTATTTAGCACAGTTTGATTCATCAGGAGATGCAGAGTTAATCTACAGAACAATTCTTGATAGAGACTTTTAATGGCCCAGTACATTAAACCGATTGTCGCTGAAGTATCACCTAACATTTACGCTGCTGCAAAAACTGCAAACCTATCTGCTGCGGAAAAAAACCAAGTAGAGCAGATGAGTTACACAATTAAGAAGCATCGTGAACTGGTTAAACTTGGTCCAGAGATGGCTCGTAAAGAATACGAACGCCTAGAGCCTCAGTTCCAAGACCAGTTAAAGTTTATGTTTAGAGATGCTGACTACATGCAGGGTGCACCTGATGTATCAGACCGTTTGTTTGGTATTGCTAAAACTGTTGGAACAATAGTTGCATCACCATTGATTGGTTTATTTAAACTAGGTGGACAGTATAACCGTTTAATTAACCAGCCTTACAAGGTAGCACGACAGGTAGCACAGGGCGACGATTTGTTTTCTATGAAAACATGGACAGATGCGTGGGATGGAAAAAACCAATATGACGACAAGGCGCTTGCGGAAGCAACGACTTACTTTGGTGAGTTTGATGTTATGGTTGCTAAAGGATTACTTGCGGGTAAAACTCCTGGCGAGATTGTTCAAGACTTTGGTAAAGTAGACGCTAACCTTCTTAACTCAATTAAGAAAGCCTATGATGAACCAGAGGCTTTTAAGCAAGTACTAGATGGCGTAAAGTACGCACAGATTTCTCCAGGACGAGATATTGCTCGCATGCTTGACCGCAAACCACCATCAAGTGGTGTTAGCGGTACAACAAAAAATGTATCTGGTGTTATAGATTTTATTTATCAAATTGCTATAGACCCACTTACTTGGATAACAGGTGGACTAAGTAAGGGTGTAACTAAGGGTGAGCGTATTGCTAACTCACTTACTGAAGCAATTAACAATGGTGTTTCAGTAGAGAAGGCTGTTGGAGATACATTTAAGAATCCATTAGTTTATTCATTCTGGCAAGATGGACTCGGTCCTGCGCTTAAGAAGGTAAAAGACTCAAGCGGAACTCCAGGTGCAAAGTCAATTGCACTTGATGACATTGCAAAAAACTTTCCTGGTTATAATGACCAGAACGCAATTAAGGCACTTGTAGATGGAGAAGTATTTGATGCTGCATCAGCACAAGGATACTTTGAAAATGCTGGCAATCTAAATCTATTACTAGCAGGACGAGTTGATGGTTTAACTTACATGCGTAATGGTGTGGTAGTAGCCCGTCAAAGTCGTTTGTTTGCAGATGCGTTAACACGCTCACTTGACAGAGTCTTTAACAACATGTCTCGTAATGCTGCTGAAAGAGATGCTGCTTTAGAACCAATTACTGCTGCATTTCTTAATGCAGAAGATTCA